TCATCTGAAACCGTTTGACCGCGTTCGCCGTTTTCGCCCGTAATAGCCATCTATGCCGTTATTCTTCGCCCCTTTATCTGGATAGAAATAGAGTGCAGCTAAAGCCTCCTGAATCTGCCGGACGGCCGTCCCTTTCATCAGTGGGCTTTTTACCTTATAGATGCCAGACGGCAGCGGGTAGGATGATTTTTTGCCGCTTGAGGAAGGCTTTTTCTTTTTCGCTTCAATAGCTGCAAGCGCCTTTTCGGTAGCCGGTCCGTAAATTCCATCCACCACGATACCCGCTTTCTTTTGCAGAGCTTTGACGGCCTGCACTGTTTCATTTCCGTAAGACCCATCAGCCCCGTATTTCGGCAGTGAGAAGCCAGCGGCAATCAAACGTTTCTGCAGCGACTTGACCTTGGAACCGGACGACCCTTTTTTCAGGATAGTCCCTGTGGATTTGCTTGACTGGCTCGTGGGTGATGTTGTCTTTGATACAGTTTTATTTCCAAGCAGAGCATCAACTTTTTTCCTGAATGCCGCCAACTGGCTGGAATCGCTCACCCACGGTGCCGGACAAATTTTGTTTGTTACATCGTAATGGCGGACGATTTTGTTAGTAGAAAGACCGTAACGTTTGCACAGGTCGGCAACCAATTCAGCGGCATTCTGAACCGTTTCACTGTGAATCCTGCCATCTTTTTCGACACACATTTCAACGCTGATTGACTTTGTGTTGGCGTTCGGTTTAAGAAAACTCACATAACAGCGATTTTTATCATGTGCATGGTACGCGACTTCATTTTCAGGAATGATGTGCTGCGCTTCTTTACGGTCCACAAAATAATGAGCTGAAGCTTTGCGTTTAATGGCTATACATGTGCCATTGAAGTAATCCCTCTCATTCAATGCAGAAGCGCCCGGCGTCGCCGTATAGTGCATAACAATCCCTTTCACTCCCGCCAACTTCAGCCCTGGCCGGGTATATTGATTGACTTTCACAAAGTTTTTCACGACTTTAACCATGTGAACCCCTCCTATTTTGTTTTAAATAAAAAAGGCTGCCAGACGGCAACCTCATTTTGTTAATCCTTTTTGTTTTAACACTTCTTTTTGCTGTTTACCTTTACCGGTGACATAGTTGTTTTTAAACCAAGCGACCAACGTCGTGACGATTGTAAAAATCGTAGAGCAAGTTAAATACAAAGCGTCGGCCAGCGTATTGACCTGGTCCTCACTGATCGGCAAAGCTGCCTTTCCAAACATGATCAATGTCTGGTTTACCAATGCAATAAAAAGAAGCACCGTCCGGACGACCGTGCCTTTATCAAAGTTTTTCATATCGTGTTTTCCTCCTTATTTCTGCAGTAGATTATAAAAAACAGCGATTGCGCCGCCAATGATACCGGTGCTGACCGCTGTAATGATCGCTCCAGTGATGCTGCGCTTGATCCAAGTTGTGTTTTCCTCGATCTTGTTCAGCTTTTCATTGATAGAAATGATTTGCTGATCATGGCGTTCAGAAGTTCTTTCCAGGGTGCTGACACGCTTCTCAAGCGTTTTTTGATCCGCCTTGATCTCTTTGATCTCTTTCTGAAATACTTCGTATTCGTTTGTTTGCGACATCTCCCTAATCCTCCCGTTCTCACATCGTTTTCACCTCCTCCGAGGCAAAATAAAAACACCGTTTTTTTACGGTGCGAACTTACAAGAAATGAGTAACCACAAGGTTTTTAATTTTCACGTCTGTTTCTCCGTTATTGGTCAACATAAGCCGCGGAGAGGCAGCTAATAGATCAACCTTCTGAGCGTCCCGGTCATTATTTTCTAACACAATGACATCTTCATAACCCTTCAGTGTATAGTTGCTTGTTCCCGGGATAATGTAAGTCATGCGAACACTCAGATTCGTCTTTTCATAAAGATAAATCGCGAGTCCAAGCTGATGACCTGCCGCATCTATATTTAGATAGATAGACTCTCCCGCTTTGATTACCTGCTCTTCTAAAAAGCTTTCTGAAGTAATAGTTTTCAGTGCTTTTACAGGGAGACCATCAGCTGGAATATCTAAAGAAGGAGCCTCGAATCCTCCTGAAACCCGGACATCCTGTTCACCGGATCCAAGTGATTGATATAGGGCAAAATCAGACTGTTCCAGGTTGCCATTGACATATCGGAAACGATAATACCTTTTGGATAGATAAACCCATCCTGTGTCACCCAAAGCATGTTCTGCTACATCGATAGATTCCACTGTTGACCAAGAATTCCCTTCGTCACTTTCTTCAACATATAATGACCCGGCTTTATCTGCAAAAGCATAGCCCCTCACTTTAGAAATTAGTACATCTCCCAGCCGGTCTTGGCCATATTGGTTATAAACATCTGTAGCTTTAAGAGGCAGATTGGTCAACAGCTCTGCGCCGCCGCTGACATCCATATTAGGAACTGTAAAATCCGTATCCCCCTCCCGAAATGGTTTCACCGCACCTGGTCTTGAATCAGCATCCAACGGAAACAAAAAATTGTGTTTAGCCAATGTTCATCCTCCTCTGTTTTTGTATATCTCTTTAATCTGGCTAATCAAACGGATGAAGCACGCGCCCATAGATCACCCCCTAAAAGGCAAAATAAAAAAGCCTATATGACGGCTTCCGGCGGGTATTCTTTATTAAAGATTTCTTTATATTGCTCAGGTGACACAAGCCTTTTATCTACCCCATCTTTGAAGTCTTCTGCGGTACAGTCTTTATAATAGAGTGCTTGTTTCACCATGTCTGTTGTGGCCCAATTATAGTAAAGTGCCAACACCCAAAAGTTCATTGCTGCTCCTCCCCTTTCAATTGAAGCGATTGAATCTTAAGTTTTGCCAGTTCCTGCCCCATAAGTTTGTATGACTCCTCAAGGGCTTTTCGAGCCAGCCTCTCCTCTGTCAACTGGCGGCCAAGGGACTCTGTTAAGCTTGGCGGCGTATAGAGCTGACTCTTTTTTGATTCTTCCCACCACAACTGCAACTCCTCTTCCGACGGAATAGGCGTCCTTAAATTCCATTCTTCAATATAAGACCCATTTCCATCGTTTCTCAAGACAAAATCCTTTTTGGGAATGGCATCAGGATACTTGTACATGATGGCATCATATAAGATCATAAGCTTGCCTCCTAAATGTTTCGGTAATTCCGGCCGCCTAATTCCAAGATATCGAAATAATTAAGAACCCCGTTGCTGTCCATGATATAACGGGTCTTGGATCCGGAATAACCCGCATACACGTAAATCTCGATATAATCTCCTTCATCAAGTGGAACGTTTACTGTGCCTGTCACCGTAGCGTGAAATTCTGTTGAATCGCTGTTATCTTTTGGAGATGGAATGATGAAGCGATTCATCAATTTATATTTAGCTCCGTTCTTGTAAACATAAAGCTCAAAGTTTGAATATTGGAGTGAGTTTTCAATATACAGACTTGCGCCTACCAGGTACATACCGGAATGACTGGCCTTAAATCTGTTGTTTTTCGTATCAAACAATTTATGGCTGTCTTTGATGATTCGGTTGAATTTGATTTTCTGGAGTTCCCCTCTTATCAAAGCTTGTCTGCCCGTTGTCCCTATGTTCGCATGGGCAAAACCAGATATTTTTTCCCATTGGGTCCAGCCAGACTCATTCCACCAGTGCCGAATCCATGTCCCCGTATTATAGTAATAATCACCGGTTTCATTTGCGGTCCCATAAAAGTATTGAGTAAAACGATAGTTCGAACGCTTTTCGTTTTTCACAAATCCATAGCTGAGTGGATAACCAGTTTTATTGCCCTGGCCAATATCCATTAGTGTAATGCCGAGAGGATATTCACTTCCTGCAGTCCGGGCATCTTGTATCGCCTCTGAATCTGGTAAGACAGTCAATTTCTCATTGGTAAACGTTTGATCCGCGTATGTTTTCGCATTCTCTTCGGCGCGATCTGCTTTTTCCTGGGCAGCACTCGGCGTTTCCTTGGCATTCCATTCCGCTCTTTCTTCTGCTGTAATATGGATCGTTTCATCGCCAACATGCCGATTAAATTCAGCTTTTGAAGCTTGCTGCACATTCTCTACATTTCCAAGCCCAATTTGAGCCTTTGTCGTGCCGTGCGGATTATTCAGGTCATTTTTATGGGCAGCTAAATCGGTATGCGCCTCTTTGATGCCTTTTTCCCAGCGGTTCACGTCATCTTCAGTTATCGGATCATCCGGGAGCCAGTCCGTCTTTTCTTTATAAGCCATTTATTCCACCACCTCAAATGTAAATCGGAAATCGAGCGTGCGGTTGGTACTGACATCCAGGTCAGGACTTCGTTCTGTAATCACGCGGTCTTGATCATCAATGATTTGGACACTTTCAATGTGACTGACATCTTCCTCACGTTTAGTCAGTACAGTGACAGTCGTGCCATTGATCGTGATGTCGGCAATCTCAGTTTCTTTCCCATTCAACAATACCTTTTTGATCCTGCTTTTCAGGTCGGCCGCCACGCGCTCCCTGTAGTGTTTTGTGATCATGTTAAAACCACCTCATTATTATCAAGTGTGACAGAATAGCCGACCCGGAGCTCCTTTATTTTTCGATATCTTCGATGATTCATAATGAACGTATCCTTAATCTTCAGCTGTTCATTAAAGCCCGGCCGAAATGTATATGCGAGGTGAGCCGGCTTTATATTTTCAAGTGTTTCAATAAGCTCTCTGACATTCTGCAGGTGGTCAATGTTGATATCTACATTAAAGCGGTACTCCTTTGGAAGCAGCCGAACTTGAGCCGAAGGATTCTTTAAAAATCGGTTTAAAGCTTGTTCGATAGCCTGATAAGTAGCCGGCGGAATATTAGATGTCTTCGATATCAGCCGTAGTCGCCTTATCTCTATAGAATCTCCAGATTCTCTGGCCACATTTAATAGAGCTTCCCACCGATCAAGGCCCCATGTCGCTGTTGTAATGAACAGCTGATCTGTCAGATCAAAAATATCATTGTTCTGCTGCTCAAACTCCGGAGCCTCCGCTTGTAGAATCTCACTCATTTCTCTGACTTTTGTGAGGAACGGCGGCAAATAGTTCTCCATTTCTTCAATCTTGCTCAAGGATCGTCACCGTCCCAAGCTTTGGAATGTCTTCATCCTTCAGTTCCAAGTTTTTCGTATCCCCGTTGATTTTCACATCAGCATAATCGCTGACAGACTCCGCGTTAAACACAATGTTATTGATTTTGGATAGTCGGACAATGCTTTCTGTAAATGCAATTTCTTTAAAAAAGCTTTTCACTTTATTTTCGATTTCTTTTTGAACATCCTCAATTGAGTAATCAGGTTCGGGAACAACGGCGACTTCAATATCAACTTTTTTATATACCGCGCTTTCGACGGTGACCGTCGCCCCAATCGGGGCCTGTCCCTCCCCTTTGCCTGGTTCAGGATCAATATAGTCTTTTACCTTATGGACCAAGGTTTCCGATGCAGGTTCCATTTTGGCATTCGTAATCACGATTTTAACTGTTCCATCTCCATCCCAAAGAGGAAATACCTTCGCCCGGCCAACGCCGTCTACCTCTTCCGCCCATTGCTTATAATGCATTTTATTTGCACTTACGGCTTCCCGCCGGACCCGGACGGAATACCGAGCATACAATTCTTCGTCTGTTTCCTCTTCTTTGCCTGGGACCAAGAGTTTCCCCATGACAGCTGAATCAAGTCCTGGAATTGTATCAAGAGAAAGAAGAGGACGCCCTTCTAAATTTGCGTTTCCGGCTTCTCCCGCGGTTTCACATTCCAAATATCCATCCCTCGTATATTTGAAATACAGATTGTCAATAAAGAAGCGGGAGCCTACGGGAATGTTAACGCCCTTTGTAAATTTTGCGGCCCTGACTGCTTTTGTTGCTGGCTGCCTTTCCAAACCGGCTTCAGTGGCCCGCCTGTCTAAAAATTCACCTTGGGCAGTGTCGGCGAAGACCAATTCCAACACCGTGTCCAGCCAGATATAGGATTGAGCGAGTTCTGCAGCCGCTGGCGCCAGCGCATTCCAAATCACACTGTTTTCCCGTTTATCAATATCAGCTGGGACACGATCAAGCATGCGCTCCATAATCTCATCAAACGTCTGATCTTCAAACATCTTCGCCAATCACCTCCTCAATCTCCAAGGTTCCTTCATCCGTTTCAACCGTAAATGATACATGAAAGGCGTCCTCTATTTTATGAATTTCAAAATCTTTGACGGCCGTGATTCTTTCATCAAAAACCAGAGCCTCCTCGATCAGTCGCGGGATCTCCATTTCTTTATAAGCATCGGTCGTTTCATTGTCAGAAAGAACCTCCTGTAGTTCATTTCCGATATCATGACTATAGATCGGATAACCGTAACGTTCTGTTCGAAGGGCCATATAGATCATTTGTTTTATGGCATCCAGCCCTGTTATGATTTCATTCGTTATTCGGCCGGAATCAAAATCAATTTTGTATGTTTTTGAAGTCTCAATGACGTCACTGTCATCCTCGATATCTTCAAATTCCACCTCTGGGGAAAGCGCCATGTCGGACACCTCCTATATCTTATCGATCACAAAAAAAGATTGCCCGCCTGGCATGGCTGCAATCATCACATGGTCACCAGTATTCAATTGATTGTATAAACGGATGGTTTTTTTCTCACCGTCAAGCTCTATTTCCCTTGTATGTTCCCTTAAATGTTCAGCCACAACCAACAAATCAGAGGGAATCACCAATTTGTCATTGTCTCGAATTTTAATGCTGAGAGGTGAGACCGATACGATTTCCGCGGGCATCACATCGACAGGAGACTCTGCATTCACGGCTCCGAGAGCCAATTCCTTTATGGCATCACTTAATCTCATGATGCCGACGCTCCACTTGGCATATGGTTTTTAGGGACAACATCAATCGTCATCGTGTGTTTGGAGCCCTTGAATTCATGCTTGTCTGTATCGACCCAATACTTTTGTTTAATGCCGACCTCCGGGATCGAGATGTACACCGGCATGCCGCTTTGAAGATCCGGAATCCCAAGCGCCTGAATGCTTTTCAGCTCCTTTTTAACACCCTTTTTCTGTGACTGTCTAACTTTGGCCCGCTCTTGAAGCTGCGCCTGGTTGATGTTATCCGATACCGTTTCAACATACTGCAAAACACCATATTTTTTTATGCCGGTGCTGTCGCTTGCAGCGGCCGTATAAGTTTTGTTGTCTTTCTGTCGGCGCATTTTAACGCGTGTCGCCGTATCATTTATGGATGTACTGTACTGATAGTCCATAATGTTGACGCCAGTTTCTAATACCCAAATTTCCGATGGGTCCGGCCATGCCCGCAAACCAAGTTTTCCTTTGGATGAGTAGAGCTGAAAGTTTTTCCCCGTTTGCTTTTTGGTCTCTTTTAGGGCCTTCAAAATGATGTCATAAAGCGATGTGTCGTCTTTAATGACTAGAGATTTAATTGTATACCCTGTATTGGCGATCGATGTCTTTGGGATTTGAAAATCATTGGCGATCCGGTGGACAATTTGATCTGCGCGCTTGTTTGAAAAAACATAGACATCTTTATTTTTCACAAGATACTGCAGCATATCATAAGCAGTGAAGACTAACGTATGTTCATCGGGTATCCTGGAAAACACAATTCCGCGGAACAACTCTTTGCCTTTCCACTTGAATAAAACCGTATCGCCTTCTTGGACACTGTAATATTTTTGATCACCTTGTTTGACCACGATCGTCGCTTGAATAGAGCGGGGAGCCTGGTACCGCTGCCCTTCAAGGGAAACACTTTCTGTCACCAGTTCCCGCCATTCCGTTTCTTTTACTAGGAATAGTTCAATCATATTCGTTCACCCCACTTGTTTTCATTGAGGTATTTTTAGTTTCTGACCTGGGAAAATCCAATGACCAGGCTGCCTTATGTTTCGTTTACTCCGCTTGATCATTGCCGTTTTATTCGCATTCCAGATTTTCCGCCACTGCAGGCTGTTTCCATAAAATCGGCCAGCAATATGCCAGAGGGTATCCCCCTTTTTTACGGTGTATACTTTCGGCGCTGCCTTTGACGGCCGTTTCTTTTTCGTCTTCTTTTTTTGTTTGATCTTTCGCGGAGACGCTGTTTTATATTCCTTTAAGGTGATATCGAAATCACGATCCCCAATGTCTTTTTGGCCTTCATGGTGAGTAAAGGCATCGATGCTGCAGTTTAAATTGATCTTCGTTCCGGTTACGAGAAAACGAACCGGCTTTTTATTTTTCATCCACCGTTCAATTGTGGCAATTGCATTTTCCGGTGAAGGGAATCCCTTATATTCAGCCAAAGGTGAATACTTCTTTGGAAAATAAGAGGAAAACGAAATGGTTTTGGCATTCAGATCGTTGATGAATGTCAGCTCGCCAAATTGGGCCACTTGAACGGTTTCATTTGCCGTGTTGTTGGTTACGTCTATTTTTTCAGGAAGCACGGGGAAGCGCAGCTTTTCCTTCCCCTGGGATAGCCAAAATTCATAAACAGATTTAGTCAAAAGCTACACTTCCCTTCGTTCCAATGTTAATGTCTTCTTCTAACTCATCAACTAAGGCCTGTTTGATTTTATCAATTAAGCGTTCCACATCTTGATCATTGTGAAAATGCTGATCGCCATTAAAATGGATGTTGATTTCTTTGGTTCCAGACGGGACGACCGTGGCAGCACCAGTTTGGCCAGATGTGGCAATATCCACTTGATCAGACGACATGCCAGATTGTTGAGACGATGGATCGACCACATCAAGACCAAGTGCCTGTGCTGCCTGAGAAAGGAGATAACGACCGCGGATACCGCGCTCTTCTGGAATAATCCATTCCCGTTTTCCCCCTTCACCGACACGAGCAATTTGTTCATTTGTGATTAACCCGCCGTTCGCGTAACCCTTATAGCTGCCGCCATTTCGCTTGCTTCTCATTCCAGGTGTATTAAAAACAGAACCGTACCGAGCTTTGATGTAATTGATAGCAGCCACCGCATTATGAATCGGGTTCCAAATATCATTTAATCCTTTCATCTTATAGGCATTAAAGGTTGGATCAATGGTTTGCATTAACCCTTTTGATGGCGTGCCGCGTTTCGCGTTGCTGTCCCACAGGTTAATGGCCCGCGGGTTCCCGCCTGATTCATGCATGGCCATTTGAGATAGAGGTCCAAGCCAATTCATCGACGTGCCTGTGATCATAAGAGCCTTCTGCAGCCAGTCTTTTATGTTGCCGCCGACTGCCCCCATTCCTGCAAAAGCTCCAGCAAGAGAGCCGGCTTGTTTTTCAGCGAAGCTCTTCACATCGACTGAGCTTAAACCTTTCACGATACCGAAAGACGCAAAACGCCCGAGACTCATCATGACTCGGGATGGGGAATGAATATCCAATTCATCGCGAAAAGCTTGTTCCACTTTCTTGGCCAATTCCTTGGCAGCTTCTTTTACTTCATTCTCTTTTGAATTCATGCCTGATACAAAATTGCCAATCATGCCAGATCCCCAACCTCTTGATGATTGTTTCGAGTCCAGGAAAGGCTTATTGATATGGGTGCTGACATATTGGTTTGTACCTGTAGGCGTAGCATTCTGACCAGCCGCAAACCCTCTGACCGTATTCACACCCCAGGAAGAAGCCGTATTCACGGTGTTTTGAAATGGCGTCTTCACTTTTGACTGCAGGAATCCATCTGTTCCGGTAGCTGTTGCATTCTGCCCTGAAGCATATCCGGCTACAACATTTTTCCCGAAGGATGGGGAGATTGTCACCAGGTTATTAAAAGGCGTTTGAATGTTTTTCTTCTTCCAGTCTTCTATAGAGACAACGTTTGAATTGAGTCCTTCGTCAAAGCCTTCGGTAAATTGCTGACCAAAAGACGATGCTTGATTCGTCATGTTTCCCGCATTCATTGATGGCGATACAGAAGCAGCAGAATAGGAAACAGCGCTAGAAATAGGTGCAACAGTTCCGACATCCGTAGAAACAGAACCGATATCATCAACAACCCGCATACCGAGTTGAGTTGCCGCTTGTGAGAGCAGCATCTTTCCGCGGCCCTGATTGTTTTGAGTTGGGATAACAAATTCGTTCCCGGCTTCGCCGATCCATGAAATGGTTGGTTTTGTGATATATCCACCTGTAGCATTTTTCTCAGGTTTATCTTTTGGCTTCCACCCTGTCTTTTCTTCACCGATTTTTTCAAATACCGATTTATCCTTACCATAGACAAGATTATCCCAGCCTTCTTTTATTGACCCTCCGAAATCTTTAGCTTTATCCCAGACTTTACCGACCCAACCAAACGCTTTTTCAAACGCTTTAGAAATATCATTGGCCACTCCAACAATTGGCTCTTTTACATTTTCATCAAACCAAGCAGAAATATCGGTCCAGTATTTGATCACTTTATTTTTTGCCATCCAAAAATGACCGTAAATTTGGATAGCTGCTATAATAAGATTTTTAATGATCGGATCCCAGACGTTCTCAGTGAACCATTTCGAAACAGTGTCCCATGTTTCCTTGATCCAATTCCATGCTTGGACAAGCCCATTCCAGATATCTGTTGCGGTCTGAATCGCAGGCTCCAAAATTGGATCCCAGACATTTTCAACGAACCAAGTTGAAACAGTCTCCCATGTTTCGGAAATCCAGTTCCATGCTTTGACGAACCAATCCCACACATCTAACGCAAATTGGACAACGTGGGACAATATTGGATCCCAAACATTTTCGACAAACCAGGTCGAGACGGTTTCCCATGTTTCAGAAATCCAGTTCCAAGCCTGAACAAGCCAGTTCCACACATCTATTGCGAACTGAACTACATGGGACAATATTGGATCCCAAACATATTCCATGAACCATGATGAAGCAATTCCCCATACCAACTGAATGGTATACCAGGCTACCGCAAAGAAGCCTACGACATTGTTTATAACTCTTATTCCAATATTGGATATAGGCGTCCAAACGTTATCTTGAAACCATGTCTTTACGGTTTTCCATGTATCCTGTATCCATGCCCACGCTTGTTTGAACCAACCCCACACTTGAATGGCAAAATCGACGACAGGTTTCAGAAAAGGATCCCAAACATTTTCTTCGAACCACGTTGTGACGGTTGACCACGTATTCTTAATCCAGGTGAGCGCATCATCAAACGTTTTAGAGACAGGGTCGGATACATTTTCCTCAAACCAATCAGATACCTTTTCCCATGTCTTTTGAATGTTGCTCCAAGCTTCTGACGATTTTTTCACAATAGTATCCCCTGTTTCAATGATGCCGCCATCATCAATCCACTTTCCAATGGATTGTCCAAAGTCTGAACCGCCAATGCCGCCGGCGACACCACCAATAACACCACCGACTGCGGTTCCGACTCCTGGTGCAATTAAGGTTCCGGCGGCAGCCCCTGCACTTGCTCCTGCAGCTGATCCTGCCAAGCCACCACCAAATCCGCCTAATTTTTCACCAGCATTGTCTTTATTCATGCCAATGAGTTCGGTTGCAGCAAGCGCGGTTCCTAAGATTGGAACACGTTTACCGACTGACTTGGCTCCTTTTCCTGCTTTGCTCCAGAACCCGCCACCTCTCGTTTGATTTGGATTTGACGGAGAAACCCTTTCAGATTGACCAAACCAAGGATTGCGATATTCCGGTCCTCGACGGCCTCCGCCAGCTCTTTTATTTCTACCACCTGGGGTGAGAGGGCCTCCTGTTCTTCCACCAGAACCCGGTCTGTTTTTCAGCCACTTGTAGCCTGCGAAAACACCAGAAACAAGCTTACCAACAGGCTTGAGAAGACGTCCCACCTTACCGATAAAGGCTAAAGCAAAGGCATCAGCAAGAAGAGCACCACCAACAGAACCTTGACCGGTGACCGCATCCCAATTTAATTTAGCGAGCTTTTTCGCAATGCGCATCGACAACTCAACAGGATCCAAAGCATCCACAAAGCTGACAACAAATGTCCGGCCGGCTTTTGTTCCTGCGTTAACGAAACCATTTTCGGATGATTTATCATCAATTCCAAGCAAACCATTGATAACCCCATTAATGATGCCGCCGTAAGTGCTGCCGAGATTGCCTGCCATTTTAATTAAGCCGGGTTCTCCCGTCTTTTTCCACCATTCTCCGAAAACATCCTTCGTATTGTCGAGAACAATATGCCAGCGGGTTTTAAAATCCATATCCCTGTATTTCTGCAGCTGATCAAAACGCTTTTTCAGCTTAGGATCTTCTTTGAATTTAAGCTCCAGCTCTTTCTTTTGTTTTTTCGTAAGTTCTCCTGGAAAAAGGATTTTAAACTGTTCACCGATGAAGCCAAACACATTTTCCGTCGGATTCAAGAAGCTTTCCGCAAAGGCCTTTCCTGCCTTCTGAGCTTTATTTGTAAGGTCCGTCAGGACAAAAGAATATTCGCCGCGCCATTCTCTAAACGCTTCAAGAGCCGGCTGAAATGCCTCTGCCAGCCCTTTTCCCCATGGCATGAGAATGGAGTTATTGATAAATGACTTAACCCCTAAAAATAAGTTTGCGAGGTTGTCAGACATCTTGACCATCATGTCATTGTATTTACTGAATTCTTTTGTGACCTGTGGCCAAGTTTTAGAAATGTCCTGTCCACTCTCCGCTAATTTCTCAAGTTTGCCGCGAGCCTCACCTGAGATCGCCCCCATTTCTTGCAGGGCTGCCGTCGCATCCCCGATCGGACGGCCAGACTTGATCCCGTCATAGAGACGTCCCATCCAAAGAGCGACTTCCGAGAATGGCCGCTGCACACCTGCAGCCACGTCCCCGACAAGCTTCATTCCTTCTGCAGTTGAAAGGGCGTTTCCTGTAAAGACCTGCAGCACCCGGCTTGATTCAAAGATTTCATCCCGGGTAAATGGAGTTTGACCAGCGAATGTTGTTAATTCGTCCAGCCTTTGATTGGCTTTAGCTTGGCTCCCAAGTAGGGTTTCAAATGCAGTCGTCATATTCTGACGATCGGCGACCATCTTTAAAGGAACAACAATTCCTCCGGTTGCCCCGGCTCCCACACCGAGAATTCCGAGTGTTGAAGTTGCCGCGGAAGCGATCGCCTTCAAAGGCTTAGTCGCAAGGTCTAACACTTTGACAGTAGCGGTCCATGTCCGGTTCAAGTGTTGGTTCGCAAAAGACGTAACCCGTCGGGCAGGCCCTGTAAACCGGTCAATCGCTTGAATGCTTGATCTGTAGTATTCCGGTATTTCACGCCTGGCACTAGAGACGATACGGTTCACGGTTTTCGTCACCATGTCTATTGCCCGAACTGTAACATTGTAGCCTCGTCCCAGCTGATCTTTGGCATACCTGGAAATACGGCGAATGACGGCCGTCGCCCGATCCTTTGCCTCAATAAGGATTCTGCGAGGACCAGATAAGTGACGATCTAAATATCGCCTCAGTCGCAAAATCTGCGGTGTTGCCCGGTCTACCACTTTCATCATGATTTCATGGGTACGCGGCATCCGTCGTGCGATAAACCGATTCATCTTTTGCAGGGATCGGGTAGCCAAATCTTTCACAGAAAGGACAAGCTGATGAGACTTGCCGATATCCCGAAGGATGAACATATGAATTCTTCTTAATGTTTGGCTGGCCCTATCTCTTACCCGAATGACAAAAGGACGCTGTTCAGTCCTTTGTCTGAGTCTATCAATACGAACCATCTCACCCCGAATTGCACGTAGACGGGAGGTCATGCGATCCTGCAGGTCAAAGCGTGCAGTTAATTTGGCCATAATCTATTTACCTCCCTTCTTTGCCTCTTTCTCTAAAACTTCAAGCTTGTGACCGATAAGCCCAAATAAAAACGCCTTAAAATGTCGCGGCGCTTTATAGACTTCTAACAGTTGGGATGGAGAATAATGAAGCTCATGCATGCAGTAATACAAATACACGGCCTCCTTATTCCCATCCTTAATTAGTTTTTTGCAGCGGCTTCTAAATCTTCTGGATCGTCTTCAAAGCCGTTGATTTCGATTGCTTTGTTGAGCCAGTTCGCATATTCACCGCCGACAGACAGCACACGCTTGGCGACTTCCACTGGATCAGGCGTTTTATATGCCTCTCTCAACTCTTTTGAACGGAAATCCGGGTAAACAGTAGACTCAACCGCAATTCGGGCATAGAAACGTTGAGTGTCCAGGTCTTTCACGCGACCCCGGCCTTTCACATTTTTATAAGTTGTGTTCTCTTTTTCTAACTCATCGATGCGCTCTGTCGTGATGGCTTTGAACACAAAAGGAATGACGTTCCCCTCTTTATCTTTAAAACGCTTTGAGATAGGCACCTTTACTTCTTCGGCTTCCTCCGTTTGTCCTGGCATAAAGAAGGAAAGATCATATACTTTTTCATTTTGTTTTTCGCTCATGTTTATTAGCTCCTTTTGTCTGTTTTGGTTAGAAAACGCAAAAAAGCACATTCAAAAAAAGAATGTGCTTTTAATATAAATCATGTATAATAGATTCGAATAACCTCAAAGGAAATCTTGCATCCCCAATGAAAGGGGGTGACAGTAAATGAGAACATATGAAACATTAATAATAATGATTAGCTTCGGAGGACTAATTATTAATTTAATGTCCTGTGTTGTTGCCATATTGGCATTAACTATTCCCTTATTACTTACATCAAAAAGAAAGATAGACACTCCCTCAAGAACAGAGTACACGGAGAGCAAGTGTCTACAAAAAAAACAAAGGCAAGTCCTTTGAGGTAAATGACTCGACTGTCCCACCAGTCGGGTCTTTCTCGTTTATGCAAGATGATAACACCTTGCAATACTTTTGTTTAACAAAGAAATGTAATGCATTACATAAATGAATTATACAACATTATTAATTAGTTTTGTAGTACTAAAATCGATCTTATTTACGGTTTTGTTTACGAGCATGTTTACGAGCATGCTTACGAGCATGTTTACACCCCTGTTTACGAGCTTGTTTTCGGACTTAACGTAATACAATACGACTTTTCCAACTAAAAAGGACAACCAAAATGTGGTTGTCTAATGTATAATATCTTTGTACATAAAAGCATTGTTCACTCAAGGGAAGTCTTGCTCATCCCCGATTGAAAGGGGGTGATGCGAATGACAACATTTGAAACAATCTCTTTAATGATTGCTTTTGGCATGTTAGTTGCCGTGTTGTCAAAGAAAGAAAAATAGACCTCCCTTGAGCCTCTAAACTTAAAGGGATAGGTCTATCATCAAGATCCTGTGGAGCAAGCCCCTTAGTGGGCTGCTTTTTGTACAATGACTCGACTGTTGGCCGCAGTCGGGTCTTTTTTATTTTATGCATTTCTTAAAGAAGAAATACGATTAAACAAACCACAGAAGTTAAAAGATGCTACTGTACCATATTTCAATTGTATTCCTAGTACTATTCTGGATTACGGTTATTATAACACACATGTTTTTTGAATAGTACTATTCAATACTTAGAAAGTGTCATTCAATTTCTCAGGCAAATCAAAGTCCTCAAAAGTGAACGGCACTTCCTCTTCAAGCGCCTCTGAGTCTACATCGAGTCCTGCGATTTTGGCGGAGTCAAAGTTCATATCAAACAGCGTGACACGTTCTGTTCCGCGGCCGGAAGACTGGTCATCGAGGACAGCCTGCAATGTGAAATATGGATCTTCTCCCTTTTTCACATAGTTCAACATCAGCTGCACAAATCGTGATGTGACTTTGTAGAACGTTGCGGTCCCTGTTCCATTTGCCCCTGTTGTTTTATGCCCTGTCATACGACGGCCCATGACATTGACCTCTGCTTTGTTTTTCTCCACGTTTGCTTCAAATGTTTTAATAAAAGCCAGTTCTTCACCATCCAAAAACAGACGGCCTTCTTTTCCTGAAATCGTGTTTTGAGCTTTAAAAGCCATCTTACTTCACCTCCACATTGAAGTAGAATTTTTCAGCTGCATCAACCGGCTGAACGGCCAGGTCAATCAAGAATCCGTCACGGTCCTCATTTAGCTTGATAGTCAGATCGTTCTCTGAATCAAATCCTATAATCCCGTCTCCATCCTGAAGTGTCGTCAGGTATTGAATGATGAGCGTTTTGACATACTGCAGACCGTCATCAGAAGCTGGGATGTCACTGCCGGTTCCTTTTCTGGATTTAATGAGCGCCTTCAGTTCCCGCGTGAGATCGTTATTGATGGCATCCAAAACCCGGATGATTTTGTTTTTTGAGAATTTCTTGTTTTTCTCGGCGGTAAAGGTCGTGAGAGAATTAATATCCTTTTCAACGCTGACAGATTTATCGCGAGCGTCAAATGTGAATAAGAACTCCCCGTTGTTCAACTTCTCAATGACTGTGTCATCATCCAGGCGGTTCAGGACATCCACCGCACCTTCGTATTCAACAAAGGTCAAGGATTGATTGAAAGAAGCTCCTGCACTGGCCCCGGCAACCCATGCTGTGGCCTGATGCGGCGCAATTTCTGTTCCGTCTTCCAACAGCACGCCTTCTGTCACATTGATAATGCCTTCATAATCCCCTTTATAGCCGGAAAGAACACCTTGAACCTTGCGCCCCTGCTTATCGCGTAAACGTTGAATAAAGGATACGAATGTGGCTTTCAGCTGCTCACTATTTTTCACCGGTAATGCGATGGTATCGAAGTATTCTGTTTCGGCTGCCTCCAAGAAGTCCATATAGTCTTCATTCGATACACTTTTGTCTGTACCGCCAGACAACCGGACTCCGGCAGAAGGGTTTAATTTTCCTTCTTCCTTGTCACCTTCAGCCCCTGAAAGCGGAATTGTAATGGTCAGTTCCCCTTTTCCAGTGAAGGTGACATATTGGTTTGACTCGAGTTCCTCTGCCTTAGAAACCGTTTGTTTATCGACTTCAGACTGATTAAAGAATGTAGTGACATCATATTTTGAAGAATCCAGGACATTCTCGCTGACTTGAATAATAATGTCATTGCCCTTTGTGCCGCCATAATTGGCCGTAGCTTTTACACCTTCACCAATATCACCCGTAGCCCTGTTTCCTTCATTCAAGCGATACAGGAGAACCGTCTGTGCTTTTTTCTTAGCCTCTCTGAAAAGTAGGAGGGTTGGATCATCAATTGGCAAACCGACTTTCTTATTCAGGTCCTCAATGCTTGAAATTGAAATGAACTTTTTCGCTTCTCCCCAGCTTGTTTTAACAGGTACAGCCGCAATCCCACGCTCACCAAGAGAAACACGTTCTTGGGCTGTCGTTTTAAAATTAAAATAAATGCCGGCACGTTCCTTCTCCTTGCCGGGCGTAAATGTTCCGCCATTCATTTAGTTAGCCTCCTTCCGAAGAAATTCGCGAATGCGTTTCTTCGCTTCTGTTTTTGTTACTTGCTTCTGACTTAAACCAAAAAGAGCACCATCCAGAACTTCAGGTTTAACCCCGAACAGCTCTTTACTGTGCTCCCGTAAGTCTTGAATATGAAAAAGAGATTCAGGGCGGCGCGTGGCATTCTCTTGCCCCTGAACCTCTTCATTTTTTACTTTCTTTGTATCCACTTATTTCACCCCGCTTGTAAAATCGAAATCTTGAAGAGACGGCTTTTCATCTCTTTTGTACCAATACCGGCTGTTCCATTGAACAACCAGCACAGCGACCCCTTTATCAGATATTCGTGATTCTATCCGATTGATTCGCAAAGATTCCCCTGTCTCCGTTCCTTCAGTATCAACAAGAGGAATCGTGCTGCGCCTTTCCCGTACAGCCTCCGCGATCTTCTCAGCTTCATCGTGGGCCTGTTGTGAATCCTTATGAAATAGCTTCACATTGAGGCTGTACGTTTTCATAAACGTTGATACGGTGTCATTCCCATCCGCTACGGAAGGCGGCGGAAAATAGAGAGACGGGGTTTTAATTTGAATAGGGATCTCCCGGTCATATATTTGGACGGGAAACACCTGATAAAAGAAGTTCATAATGGACCCGACTTCATCGTTCAAGCCATCACCACCTTTAGAATTCATCCAGCCATTCCTGAAGCTTGCGGTCTAAACTTTTTTCAAACATTCGCTCAAAGATCGCCAGGGCATTGTCCCAGAACCCGGATCCGTCAATCCATTGAAACTTCAGCAGCATTCCGGTTTCCGCAGCGGGATCATATTCAAAGCGGTCACCTTTCCAACGCCCAGGAACCCACCGGCGGTCGAGACTCTTTGATGGATCAATTGTAAAGTGCCCGTCGTTGGCAAAAGAAGCGTATTCCAAGTTGGTCCCTACATCCAATGTCAGATTGCCGGCTGTCGTAGAGAAAATATTGTCGGCGTCACCCTTCTCAAAGGAGTTTAACAGGCGCCGCGTTTCGACGGTTTCAGTTTTCATAATTTCATCTTGCACAATATCCAAAAACTCATAACCCATCGCCTCAAGCCAGAGTTCATATTTACTTTGAAGCCCTCCGTCAATTGCTTCATCAAGTGCTTGTATAAATTCATCTAAGCCGTCAATTCTCATAGATTGTCACTCCTGACTGCTGTCACTTCAATGTGATGATTTTTAATTTGTCTTGGCTTCTGCAGTTTATAAGAAGTTCCTTCCCAAATCACTTTGTCATTCAGTCGAATATCCGCTGAGGCTGGAAAATGAACCAGAAAGGAGTGAACGATCAATGTATTCGGCTCCTGCTGCACAACGGATTGATTTTTCTCCGTAAAGTAACACGCTTGATCTAAAATATCCGGTTCATCGGGATAAGAGAATTCTGGCTGGCCATCCTGAACCGGAACACCATATCGGGATTCCGCCGGCTGTTCCTCTTTTAGATGGTATATGTCACAGCGGTGTGTTAAGAGCCGGCTGTAGCTCATAATGCTCTCACCCTAAGGAGAACAGATCCTTTACCATCAGGTGGGACATTTGGATCCTCAACGAAATCTTTTAATAGCTTTTCGACATCTGGCTTTTGAATGGTCTGACCGTCTCCGAGCGTATAGGAATAGTCTCCGATTTTTTCAGATTTATAACCCTTGACGATAGATTCATCAGAATTAATCAAAGCGAAATATTGCGCCATCTTTAATAAGGACAGCTTGACCTTTTCTGGCAGCGGCTGATATTTCTCACCAGAGAAATCATGACCGACGATGCTTTGAATTTCGGTTTCTGCCTCCAAAATATCGTGCTGAAGCAGGTCCTCAGGCCGAGCCTTTACTGTATCGAAAACAGAATAGGCAATCACTTCGTCAGGAGTGATCAGCATGACGCGTCACTCCCCTTGTTTCTGCAGGATGAAGGCAATCCTTTCATCTGCGTTCTTGAATGCTGCAGGATCGCCGCCAAGATCAGAGATAATGTCCTCTTGTCCTGCCTTCGTCATGCCGCGCAATTCTGATTCTGTGTATGTTTTTGAAGCAGGTGACGCCGCTGATGTTTTAGCGGCCATTTCCTCTTCCTTCGATTCGCCGCTGTCTTCTGTGCCACCATCCTTGGACTTGCCATCAGTCTCGGGGTCTTCTTTCTCTTCTTTTTCTTTGATCAATTTGCAATCAAACTGTTCATTGTCTTTAAGGTAGAGATACACCGATTTCTTGACGTCTCGCTCTGCCCCCAGGGTAAAAACATGGTCCATGACATCGTAAGTTTTCCCTTTGGTCAACTGCGCTTTATAAGTATCAGCCATGCGTTTTCACCTACTCTTTGACCTTGATAATTTTTGCCACTGCGTCCTCTTCCTCAAACACGCTGTCCAGTTTTGCTGTCAAAACAATAATGAATTTTCGGCGGCGGATATCTTTATCGACTTCAATTCGGATATTACGGGAGAAGCCGAGCACGATGTTTTTCGGATGAGTCAAAATGACGTCTGATACATCGATCGCTTTTTCTCCTTCGCCGGTGGAATATGGCTGCATGTTTGCGATTCCTTTGATCGGCACACCAAAAGCAGAAGAAAGCCCGCCTTGAACAGCAGCATCCCCTAAGTTGGTTTGACGATCAGCCACTTTATCCTTCCATTCAACTTCGATACCTGGTGAAGTATAGAAACGGAATTCCTGCGGCACGCGCAAATATTTAGGCGGTACAGCTTTATAACCCCGTTTGAAAATTTGCCGCGACAACTCTCCACCCGCAGCATCCACAATGTGAGATTTTGCTTGCTTACGGATTCCATCAATTTGTGCAAGGAATGAATCATTTGATTTTGAATCCCCGTTAATGATCAATTCCTCGATATCCACTGCCGCACGCTCAGCCAGCATTTGCATGATCGTGTTTTGCAGGCCATCTTTTTCGATGTTGTTTTCAAGTGTGTCATACGTGATGTTGACTTCGGCAATGACTTCTTTTGCGTTCAGGCTGATTGTGCTTGTAGATGGGACTGCTTTGTCTTCAGTAGACAATGCCTTCCCTTCTTCACCAGCTCTGAGGATACGTTGGCCAAAACCGATCTTCTCAAATTTCTGTGCATCGTGGTCCATCTGAATGACACGGGCATCATTTAAAATTGTCGGCGTATCTTGAACCATACGAATAAATGTATTTGCCTGAGTAGGATTCATCATCCCGCCACTTTTCAGTGAAGCGAGCGTCATTTCTGCCTTGTTGATAATCTCCTGGTTTCTCATCGTACTCCTCCTTTAAAGTAAGCCGTCCCAAACGGACTTTTTGATTTCTTCTTGGCCTAAGCCTTGGTCATCCCCAGCTTGTTTTGAAATGCCGCGGCTCTTTTCAACAGCTTCCAGCCGTTCTTGAATAGGTAAAAGCTTTTTTTCAAGCAGCTCATCCATTTGTTTGATGACGGACTCTTCTTGTTTTTCATCCTCTCCGTCGCCCTCTGCAGGCTCAGCTTCCTTTTCTATTTCATCAAGTCGCTTGGTGATCGGGTTTAATTTATCTTCAAGCATTTTTTCAATATCTTCTTTTTTCAACTCGTCTTCCTCCTCTTCTGCTTCTGCCTGACTCAGCAAATTGCCGAGTGCAGCATGAGCACTTTTAATTTCCTGTAGGTTAGCAGCCGAGAATTTACGGCCAGCCTTTTGGAGTTCTTCTGGTTTTGGCCCGATCGCCTTCTGAATATCATCAGCAATCAATATCTCCTGAGCAATATTCACAAAGTCTTCTAGGGCTTCTCTAATTTTTTCAGGATCAGTTTCCATCTCCTCATTAGGTGAACCCCAATTAAACAGGACTGAGTTCAACGCATCTTGAGCAGCCCAAAATTCGCGGCCGCTCCGTCCGTAGTTAAATCGATCCTGAACTTCTCCCTTTGTAAAGAAGTTTTTCAGCAAATTAAAAAGCCCTTTCTCTTCATTGGCAGAATGAGAAAAAGGCTTCTCTTTTTGTTTCTCGATTGTCTCGGCGGTCCCGGCCATTGAATAACCGGTAATATCGCCTTTTTTGATCTGTTCCCAGACCTCATCCGAAGCTTTTGTAACAAGTACCCATGATCCCTTTTTTATGGTTTCACCATTGACCTCAAAGTCTGCTGGCGCGACATAGGATTCTACCACTTCACCAACGCCACCTTGAAAATCATGCTGCTTATCAATCTCCCTGGCATCCTTCAGGAATCCATGAGCTGCTTTCTCGATTTCGGCAGCTGTCATGAAATCCCCATGAGCGTCTGGCGTATCTGGTTCATATACAATCCCGTATACAAGCTTTTTTTCATCATCCGCTTTTGTCAGGACCTTGATTTCTTTCTGAAAGTCCGGCTGCTTTTCTGATTTCATAAAAAAGAACTGCTTTTGATTAGCAGCCTTGTCTACGTATGAAACGTGTGTGATTTTTGCGTTTATCAATTCTCGTGGCAAGTTGTTCACCTCCTTTCACGATAAATCCATTCTTTATATTCTTCCTCATATTCCTTTAATGCTCTTTTTTCATTATTTACCTTTGTATCTCCTTCTGTAAGTCTCTTTAAAGAAGGAAATTTTTCAACTAAACGTTCCGGTATTATAAATTTAAAAATTTTAGTTACCCAATTTATTTTTTCATCATCAGTTACATACAACAATAAATTAATGACCAATATAGGAGCAGAAGCGATTAAAATAAGCTCTGTACCTTCTCTAACCCATCCATATATCCCCTCAAGTAAATGATCATTAGATAGCCTATCCATTATAATGGCATACATCATTATTCCAGCTAAGCAGACAGCAAAAACAACAGTCTGACTGATTAATTTATAAACTTTTAATATCATACGGAACCATACATTTCCCCTACTTTCCACAATCAGATACCATCGGATTTCTTTATTAACGATCTTATGTTCTGCATAAAACACTTTTTCGATTTCATTTTTTAAAGCCAAGAACGTCGCAATTAGTTTATCTAAGTTTTCATTATTCTTATCGGATAGATATATATAATATAGTTTCTCAACTTCAATAAATCGTTTAATAATATGTTTGTCTTTTAATTTAACGAGTGAGTTATGATCTTTTGAATATTTTTCGAAAAAGTCTTCTAGTTCTTTAGTGACATCAGTTGCTTTAACTTTATTTAAAATATGTGTTATAGAAAAGTAAAGAGCACCGCTTGCTTCCATAAGGCTTTCAGTTATAATTGTTTCATTTTTTTTGAGTTTATTTCGTTGTATAACCAAAATTGAGGTTAAAATTACTGTAACAATAGAACCTATTAGTCCCCCGTAATCTTTTAAACCTGTAAGAATGACTTCCATGTAAAACCCTCCAGTCCCTTTCTATACGAAAAAATAATGGATAGGGTTTCAATTACTATTATTTAAAATATGTCTTCGAATCTCTTCTTTTTCTTCAGGTGATAACCCTAAAATTTTATTATCAACCACAGGTGATAAAACACAATGACAATTCACTCGTTCTTTTGCTGACAACTTTGAATCCCTTGGATGCATACAGGTTTCACCACTACCTGGAATCGTGAACTCTTCGTCTACTCCAATGACAGTTCCATCGAGAGCCATATGATTTTCACGTGGATTGTTTTTCTTTCCCCCGCTGTGTCTCCACTTTTTCGCGATGACAGCCGGCGATTGAGAATAAGCCTCCTGCTGTGCAGCAGAGGAAGCGGCAAGCACTTCAGTTATGGCCGTAGTTCGAGCTCGCGCTCGATCAAAATGGGGCAGGTCCCGAAGAGTCAATTCAATTTTCTGAATGGATGAACCGTTCTTGATAGCTTCTGTAAGCACATTTTCCACTGCCACATGGGTATTTAATTTCATGATCTCGGCCAGCTCTTCAGACCAGCCTTTGATCCAATTAGTCGAACGACTCGAAAGAATTTTAAACGGTACTTCCGGATCCAATGAATCCATGATCACTGAAACCAGCTCCTCAATGGTCTGCTGCAGGAAACCTTCTGTCAGCTCCTGAAATTGCCCCTCGAAGTCATCCCCTGCAAATAGATTCTGCGTAAAATACATCAGAATGGCTTCTAACGTCTCTTTTGAGTCTTTGCTTACAAAATCATTCAGACCACTTAAAAACTTCTTACGCTGGCTTCTGAGCAATCTGGCGACCTTTTTTTCATATTCCTGGACATAATCGGGTATTTTAGAAAGGCCGGGGAAATCAGGTATAACCTCCACGAGTGATTTTTCATCATCTTCCTCGGCCTTTCGAATAAAGACGTTCAGACTGTTTAAAAGCTGATCGGTCTTATTCATTTCGCTTCAGCTCCTCGAGGACATCCCTCATATCCTTCAGCAACATGATCAAATCCTCTGACCGATTACCTTTCGATTTTTGAAAAAGAGCCTGCAGGGAATCAGAAGAATTGTTTTGAACTTTACCAAGCGGCCGGCTAAACTCATCCTCCGGCCATTCTTCAAGTGTTTTCCCAAGCACGCGGCCAGCCAGATCCCGTAGATCGTTGGGAGATACAGCGCCGGCATTAATAAAAGGCCCCAACACTTTGGCAATCTCCATTGGATCACGGAAGTCTGGACCTTTTAAAGTAAGCTGAGCATGATAGATATTCAAATCAGACAGAAACAAATTATTCAGTTTACCAGTTATAATTTTTCTTTCCGGCTGAAAAACTTGTTCCTCTGTGATTTTTCGAGCGGTGTCCGCGGTAGCCTTGTTATACTCGTGTGCTTCCCCTGTATAAAGCGGCGGCAGACGAAAGGCAGAACGGAGCTTGCTTCTGCTTTTCTCATCATATTCAAGGAATAGGGCGTCTTGCTGCAAAATTTCACCCAGGGACTTAATATCAACTTTGACGGAGGATACATCCTCTTCCCCGTAATGCCCTTTTCAGTTGGTATTCCCTCTACTTCAAGCAGGAGGAATTTATGAGCGTTTTCTGTTCCTTCAAGGTCATTCATGTACTCCTGCAGCTGTTGATAAGAGGATTCAGAAAGCATCCCGTTTTCAACTGTGATGGCTGCCGGGATATGGCGCCCTTGCTTAAAGTACATGTAATTCAGTTCTTCCGCTTTTCTGGCCCCGTATAGATTTACGATATGCCCAATCCAACGGGGAACGCCATAAGCACCGCTGCCGAGCTTGAAGTGAATGACTTCGTTAGCTTGAAGCTCCTCTGGAGTGTTGGCTTCATATTTGCCAGTCCGCAAATTCATAATTCGCGGATCCCCGTATTCCTTGAAGAAGACCTGTTTTCCATCTACCATCTGAACGTACTTCCGGAATCTTTTCTTCCGCTTCATCGTTTTGATTTCATTGTGCTCCCGAAATGTGAATTCTACTTCGATCGGCTCCGTATAGTGGCACACCCTCATGTTTTTAACGTCCAGATATTCAACTCCCGCCGGCTGCCCGGTCCCGTTGCGAAGAACTTCTAGAAATCCGTTCCCGGTTTTCTCCCGATCTTCTATAGCGTATCCGACAACAATTTCGGCTGATTCATCAAAATGAAGGTAACGGACAAATTCCTCAAGCCGAGTCCAATCATTTTCCGCAGCCTGCTTTTTTTCAGGCTGTACATCATCCCCGTTAATGTCAAAGGTGTATTCCACATCAAAGCCGAAGCCGAGAATATTCGTTTTGTAGGCATGAATGCACTGCTGCAGGATCGTTGAATACTCTGCGATGCTTTTCAATTCCTTCAAACTATAAGGCGGCTCGATGATGTCATTTCCTTTATAGTCGAATTGATCTTCGTAAATCTGTTTGGTCGTTTCACTTGGGGCATTTGCCTTGAACACGGTGGCTTTCACAGATTGTTGAGCCATGCTTTACCTCCTCTCTCTATTTGGCCGCGGCCGAATTTTTGGTTTCTCCTTCAGATCGGTGACCTCGTAATCATCGAGGGCATACCAGATGGCCGAAAGAGTGTGGGGATCGATCTTGAATTCATCTTCAATGATGTTACCCAGCTTGTCCTTTTTATAGGTCAGTGGTTTGAGTTCAAAAATGGTGTTCCTGCATTGGTTGGAACAAATGATCTTTTTAAACCGCTTGATCTTTTTCGTATACTGTAGGCGCGAACCTTGATACTTATGTGCTCCCACCATATTGAAACCCTGCTGCCGGAAATACTGAATCGTTTTAGGCTCCGCTGAATCAGCTTTGATAAGCTCCTGGGTTTTCTTGAATTCTTGGAGTTCCTCTGCTGTTCGATCATCCGTCATTCCTCGCTTGTAATACTCCCAGTAGACATAAAGATATTTTTTCTTATGGTCCACCGCAAGCCGGACAACGGCGTTATAGGATTCCTCAAAACCAAAGTCCATTCCTACCCGCTTGATGGGACGGTCAATGTTCGAGATGGCCTGCATCACTTCATCGTGTGGCCACTCCTCAAACTGAGGAAAAACCCGAACCCCATTCACACCAAAATGACCTTTCCGGGCGATGCGGTAAAGGTCTGGATCGTATTCTTTCAGTTCATCCAGCTGCCTTACATAGCTTTCTGGTAGAAACAAATTATCTTCCGCCGTGGAATGATGATAGTATGTGTCATTTAAAACGATCGTTCGCTTTTCATAAAGCTCTTTATCATCCAGGACAAATCGATTATTCAGATCGTCTTTAAAGAAATGCTTATACGTCCAGTTGTCTTCCCCGACCGGGTTCGTGGAAAAAATCATATGAAGCGGCAGCGTAGGATGCCGCAGACGGCCGAGAAGCTCTTTAAAGCCTTCATATTTGACCTCTGAACATTCCTCAATCCAAATTATTGAGACGTTATTGATTGATTTCAGTTTGGCCGGTTTATCCAGTCCCTTGAAGATGATTCGGCTGCCATTGGGGAACCTGACCTGCATCGGAGATGTCATACACCTCACAATATGATCAATCTCTAAGTCATTGATGATCTCTTCAAAAAGAGAGAATGTAGAATCCCGGTGAGTGTCATACACTTCACGAATGACTAATACCGTCCGTTTTTCTTCAAGAAGCTTCAAAATGAGCTTGAGAGCAATGTGATAGCTTTTGGATGATCCGTAACCGCCCACGAGCAGCTGAAATTTTTGATTCCAGTCAAAAAGAAAGTCTTCGAAATGCGGATTGACTTCTTTTACCGTCATTTGACGTCACCCTTACGAGTTATTGTGATATTCACAGAATTGTCCACAGGGCGGGCAGTCAAGCGTTCAAGCTCTGCCTGTTTTGTCTCATTGGAAAGATAGATGCCGCGGAGCTTCAATTCTTGCTCATCCATTAAGCGGATCATATCGTATTTCTGGCGAATGGCTTTCAACCGTTTATCCGTTACACGAGTGAGCGCCTCCTCGATATTCAAAATATCATCAATAGCCCGCATCTCGGTTTCTTCAATTTCAGTCACAACAAGACGCTCATTCATAACCGGGACGGGTTTGACTAGTCCATTCTTATCCGGGGGTTGAACGATGTCCTTAACCTTGCGCATTTGTTGAAGCACGCGGCGCTGTTTTTCAGATAGGCCGTTTTCTATCCGGCTGATCCGCTGCATCATTCTCCGCTCCCGAAGGTTCAACTCCCTGATCGTTAAATCAATTTGAAAGAGCGGATCTGTTTCGATTTCTCCGAACAGCTGTCGCTCATCCTCATTTAAAAAATCCCACATGATTGTTTCATATTCGCCGGTACGCACGGAATTTTTATTCCCTTTTGGTGCGGCACCACCCCTATTCCCTTTTGCATTTTCGTTTCCAGGCGGTGCCTTTCCCCCTTGTTTCCTTTGGCGTTTTTATTCCCTATAGGAGCACCGGGGCGAAAAGGAGCGCTCCCATTCGATTTAGGAGCGCTCCCTTTGAATTTTTCTTCCCATTTATCTGTTGCTTTCCACTTGCGGACGGTGCTGCTTGAGACGCCCAATTCATCCGCGATGTCTTTTAATTTCTTTGTTCCGCTGCTTCCTTTCCACAAATGGAATGCTTCGTCACGTCTTGGATCACGTGGTCTCGCCATTACATTTCACCCACCTCCGCAACCTGAATTGAGTTTGAGTTTGTTTTTAAAATGAGTATTATTTTCTGTTCCGAATAGGAGATGTCCCCCATAAAGAAGCGCAAATTAGCTATCATAACCTTGTTAACGCAAACAAAAATGAGATACCCAATATTGGATCTCTCTCTATGCACTTTTTGACCTTGATTAATATGGCATTCTTTTTTTATTACGAGTAAATATTTTTTGGACAATCACATGTAATTCATTTAGGTGGGGTTTAGACATAATAACCGTAGAAATATCGTTAGAGATTACTTTCCTATCTCCAACTTTAATCCCTTGATCGTTTAAAACTTTTGCTACTTTACTTACATTCCCGTGTATAGCATATTCTCTAATGACTTTCTTTTCAAATGTATCTGCATCACACTCTTCTGTAAGCTTGATAAAATTGTTTAATTCTTTTACAGTTTGCTTTGCTTTTTCTAAATTCATATTTTTCCCTCCCCTCCTATTATCGGACAATTGAAATTTTAATAGAACCTCTTGCGAAATTTGTCGAATAAAAATTTATCTGTACCTAACAGAAATGTAATATAATAATTTCAAGCTTTTGTAGCTAGGAGAGGGCGGTGGCTCCCGGTTAAATCCGAAAATACCGAAATCCTCCTCACCTAGATGGGGGTGTGGTTATGGAGATCCATATTAAAATTTCCCGCAACTTTGCAGTCGCACTTGTGATTGCAGTTGCGACAGCCTTTCTCCGATAGGAGAGGGGCTTTTATTTAATCCCTCATGTGAATAGGTAGCAGCATATCATTGGCTAAAAAATATGTTGCTCGTCTGAACCGACCATTTACTTTTTTATAAATATCCCTTTGAACTCCCATAATCTCTTCCCATTCTTTTCTGGAAAGCTTCTCATTTTTCGCGGCTGAAGCATTAAGCCTCTTTTTAATCTCAACAGACAAAAGATCTCTTAACTTCATACTCATTTCTCCTTACCGAATAAACACCACCTTGCGCTATTCGCTTTTTTGAATTAAAAAATGGCTCCGGCTAATCTCCAGGAGGACGCAAAGATTATAAGGAGCCATGTAAAAATGACTTCCTTTGCAAACGGGATCTCACCGCTTGCGTTCCCCGTGACTATCGCGCGCAATCCTGCATAGACTCCAGCCGCTCCTCCTGTGAAGCTGACGACCTTCATCATCATTCGATACATCCGAGTTCACACTTGATAAGGGAAGGGTGCGTCTCCCATTCTGGCCAATAAAAAAGCGGCCACCAATCAGCTGCACAACATCCGTGTGCAAAAGATCAGTGTCCGCAGGCTCTCCTTCTTGGACTCGATATTCACGTTCGTTTTTCTTGTCTTTATCGTATGACAAAGTGGAATAGAAAAAGTCCCCCATTTTATCCCCCTTTTTGTCGGATTTTTATCGGATTTGACCAGAAAAAAAGCACCCAAACAATACGGGGTGCTAAAAAACTATTCTTCGTCCTCTTTAAGAGGTCTGAGTCCATTGATTAATTCTGTGAAGTTCTCACAAACATAAATCAACGCTTTTTCTGGATTTGTATAAGCCTCTTCATGATCCCAAAAAACGATTTTAGGTTCAGATGAATTCCTATAATCAAAACAATAAAAATTTCCTCCTGGATCATTGGCAAACGGTATTACATTTTCAACCAATCGATCTTTTATAGAGTCATAAACTTCTAGTATTCCAATATACTCATCGCTTTCAATTGTAAGAAGAAAATTAAAAGACTCTTTAAAACCGCCAATTTCAACAACATTTTTATCTAAAGGTACACACCCCTGATATTTCTTAACAACCTCTTTATAGTCGGATGGAAATGCTACCTTCATTTTATTTTCTACTTCATTTATTTCCTCGTTTGAAAGTTCTTTATACTCTGAGGGACTAAGCCAGTTTATTTCTTGAATCATTATCTATTCCCCTTTCTTTTTTATGAGTCTCTTCCCCATATTTTTTGGCCTCCTGTATGTCCTGTTTTTGCATGGATTTCAGAATCAACAAGTTCCATTCGCCCAGGTATTTGATGGTGATGCCAAGTATACTTCTTGGGTGTAAAGCCCGCTTGTAACATTAAAACTTCCTTATCGGTCAATCCCAAGTCTTTTTGTATTATAGGGTTCTCTTTAATCTGTTTAGATAGTTTCTTATTAAGAATTGAAAATTGTGCAGTACGGGTTTTCTTATAATCAGCTTTATCAAGAAGCAATGTATGCTTTACTTTAAAAATAGGAAATCCATCTTTATCATATGGCACGCCTGTTATTGGATGCTTATCATTTTTTAAATGTCCCATTCTCAAATTGATTGTTTTCGTTGCTCCTGAAGAGTCCTTATATGTATATGGAGCAGCTTGTACAAGCACACTTTTCTTTTTATCCTCAAGCAGCTCTTTCAGCAAAGGCGTATTTTTCACATTAGGGGCCTCTCCCGCTCTTTGGAGCATCCCTTCTAATGCAGGAGTATAGCGATTTTTAGGCGGGCTGAAATGTTGTTTAACAGAGTTAACACTTTTCTTTGCTGTTTGGGCTGCAGCCTTGCCAGCTTTGCCAAGACTTTTTGAGCCTGATACGACAGTAGGACCGGCCTCTGCCAACCCCCATATCGTCCCAATCGCATAAGCAATATAGTGTCCGCGAGAATATGAATCCCCATGTACCATCTTTTCATCCCAAGAATCTGCGATTGATTGCAACATACTTTCGAAAGTGGCTTTGTAATCATACTCAAGTACTGAATCTACAGTTGCTTTTGGGTTTTTAATAAAGTTGTCTGCGTGTCCAATAAGAGCTTTACCTGTTTCAATCGTTCCTTGGATCGTATCTTTTGCAAATTCATATCCTCCAACCACAAAGCCTTTCATACTTTCTAGGACATGTTTTCCATCTTCCAGAGTTCCTTTAATTGGATCTGCTCTGAACTCATAAGCTTCTTCAATGGCAGTAACATAATTCATCTGTTCAGATGTAAGATTATCATATCCAATCTCTCTAGCAACTTTGAGAAACTCATCCGGATCATCATACAACTTTTCAAGTTTTTTCTTTAACCCATCAGTATGACTCATAGGTTCTATTTTGCTAGCCTCTTTTTCAATCTTCGATCTCTTATCCAGCTTATCCAACATGACGCCCATCGCTGTGTCTTGGCCACCACGCAAAGCATCCATTTTATCCGGTTTTAAAATCGCGCCTTTTTGATAGCCGGTAATTTCAATTTTAGGGCCTGTGTACATTTTTTCAAGCCTGCTTATGTATCTCTGCATCGTTTCCAGGTCGTTTTCAGCGGTTTTAAGAGCGCTTGTCTGTTCGCGGTCAAAAGTGTGCAGCTTTTCAATTGTCTGATTGATTTCCTTTAATGCCTTCCTGTTCTGTTCATGAAAATCACTGTCATTCAAATCAGGCAAATCGACAATGTGGCTGACTTTTGCGATCGTGGCATTTGTTTTAGATACCAAACGCTTCGTTGTGCGGTCGGCTGAATTCACCCCTTGTTCGAGCTCGTGTTCGAGAAAGGTTTGCGAAATAAATCCGTTGTGGTTTGGTTCAAGAGAATTCAGGGCGCTTTTCAATTTCTTCAGCGTGGAACTGTATTCCTCTATGAAAGTATCATAGAACCGCAAAAAAGGAGTGTGGCACTCCTCGTAAAAGGCGCGGATCGCGTCGCCGCCTTTTCCTTTTAAGGCATCATCAAGTGATGTAATACCCTCTACGGCTTTTTTGACTTTGGCGAATTCGTCTGACTGATGTTTTAATTGTTCTAGCGTTTGATCAATGGCTTTGTGCAACGCCTGAACGTCAAGAGTTTTCATAGCATTCCCCTCTAATACAAAAGTGACATATTATAAAAACAGTTTACCACTATACGGAAAAGAATTGGTGAATAAATCCTGTCAATCCATGAAAATGAATCTTATTGAGTAGGTCTTATACCCTGACACGTTCGACTTGTTATTTTCAAATGCCAAAAAAGGAAAATCATTGTCAAAAAATGATCCTTTATGTAAAATGAATCATATGCAGAAAAAGGAAAAGACCAGACATTAATTTTTTGAATATTTAAAAACAACTATATGAAAGGATGCTGGGGGCATTGGAAGCTAAAGTTGCGTTTGAGAAAGTCGGTAAAATGCTTAATGAGTGGTATTGTTTTATTAGACAAAACAATATTCAAAATGCTACTAAACTGCGGGAAGAAATTAAAAATATACTGCCTAATATGAAAGAAAATCAAAATGTGCTGTTATATTTTAACCTTATAGATTCACGTTTTAAACTGATGACTGAGAATTACAAAGAATCTGGAGATCTGTTAAACGATATCAAATCAAAAGCTTTAGAATCCTGTACTGATGATATGATTCAGTACTATTTCTATTTCTTTTCTGGATTGTATGAGTTTTATAAAAAAAGATTTACCAAAGCCATTAATTTTTATAGAATCGCGGAAAGTCGTCTACATAAAATCCCTGACGAAATCGAAAGGGCAGAGTTCAATTATCAAGTTGCCATTGCATACTATGAAATTCGGCAAAATTATTTTTCCTTAAATCATGCTGAAAGAGCATTAGAGAGTTTTAAAGCAAACGGTATGTATTCCAATAGAGCAGCAACGTGTCAAATGGTTATTGCCTGTAACAAAATGGATTTACTTCAATACAATGAAGCTGAAGACATTTTCAAAAGAGCAATTAAGGATGCTGCTCAAGCAAATGAAAAAAGGGCTGAAGCCCTGGGATATTTCAACCTTGGCATATGTTATGAAAGACAGGAAAAGTTAGACGAGGCCCGACAATCCTTTGAATCAGCATTGGATATTCCAGAGCATCAAAGATCAGTTTATTCTGTCCGAAGTATGTATATGTTAACCCGGGTGCTCTGTAAAAAGGGTCTTATTGAAGAGGCGCAAGAATGGTACAAAAAAGCAAGCTATGAAGCTGCTAAAGCTGGAGAAACAACATATGAAGCCAAACTGAATATCATAAAATCTTTATATATGGATTTAAACGAGACATCATTAGAGAAAGGATTTAATGTTCTCAAGGAAAATAACCTCTGGAGTGATGTTGCGGAGTTGTCACAAAATGCAGGTAAACACTTCAAAAAGAAGGAACACCAGGTACTTGCGGCGAAATATTTTGAGGAAGCATTAATTGCCAAAGACCAAATCCAACGATTAACGGAGGGGATTGACTGATGAAAAAATTCCTGATCACCCTGGCTACAGTATCATTAACAAGCTTGATGTTATTAGGAGCTGTTCATACACCGAGTGACAACTTAGTCAAGACAACAACTATAAAAGTAGCTGAAAATGGAGCTTTCGGATAAAAATTCGCGGACTCATAAGAGTCTGCTTTTTTGTTCTTAACAGCCCTCAGATTATCCCGAGAGCTGTCGCAAGATTGTAAATGGCCTGCCGTTTGACCTGATAGTATTTGTCCTTTTTCAGCCCCATCTCCATATAAATCTCAATGTCCTTTATTTTTTGGGGAGAGAGATACTTGGCCTTTATAATCTTTAATTCATCATCATCAAGGCTCTGTTTAAGCGCCCTGTCCATCTGACAAACTTTCAATTCATTTAAAGAGTGCTGGTCCCTGAGCTGCGGGAAAAGGTTATTCATCCCGGCTGTTTCCCGTTCTTTCCGGTTTTCAAGTTGGACCTTCAAAGCCTTATATCTTTTTAACTCCCTTATGATCGTGTTTCTGACTTCTTTTTCATCAATAGCCGGCAAAAAAGACAATTGTTTGGCCAACAAGATCATCCCTCCTTACAATAAAAAAGACACCAATCAGGCACTTAAAAGGAAGTGCAATGATATGGTGTCCTCCAGTTAACTGGTAGCACATCAGTCTATTTTTGAATTAATTTTATTTAAAGTTTTCGAAATTTCCTCCATAGATTTAGATATTCCAGTTATGTTATAGCTAGCTTTCGTAATTTCATTAGAGTATTTCAATGTTTTTTGTAGCGGTTTTAAGTTTAATGATATTTTATTTTTTAGTTCAATACTGTCCTTGTTTTTAAATAAAATATTACCAGTAATATTTCTAAAATGTTCATCTTTCATTTTATCCTTATAAAATAAAAATGGATATTTCACACTGCAACCAGGTGGCAGAACACACTCTTTTATTAAATCATTAATTAAAAACTCTTCCGGATTATCAAAAGTGTATAGTTGTTCGCTTGACTCCAAATCAGTGATATAAGCTGTTGTATTCCCAACATTTTTAAATTCCAGTTGTCCAACGCTATACCTATCTTGATTATAAATTAATAGAATTTCTGGCAGTGAGTTGAGAAAATCTTTCTTTAAATTTAAATAATGTCCTAGTACTGAAGAAGCCGTACCTAATAATGCTATGGAAGATATGAACAGGCTTACATTCGGGGTTTTTTGACCAAATAAAGCAGTGCAACCCACCCCGATACTTATCAGAGCAATGACAGCAAATGCAAATAAAAATATTTTAATTCTAAATGGAATTTTGGTTTTCAAAAATTCTCCCCCTCATCGAATTTTACACGCTTCACCTTGCCCTGGTGAGTGATAATCTTTGTCTCGCCATGAAGAGGAAGCTTGGCCATTTTTGCAATGCCATGACTTACTATTATTGCAAAGTTTTCCTCCCCTTCCATTATATCAACTTTTAGACCTTCTGGACTAAAATGTAGTTTCAATTCTTTAAGTCTCAAAATGTTTCCCTCCAAAATTTAATGAATGAAATAAATAATCATGATTCCCAATTTGACAATGACATCATTCGAATGGATGTGCAGCTCTGCATTCGTGTCAAAGTGAACCACAAAACCACAGATCAATCCAAAGAACTTGTTTTTTTCTGTAATCATCATAACGGTAGCCCCATCTTTAAATACCGGTGGTTGGCATGGTTCACCCACAATATAGATATTTGAATTAACGGTGATTGACTTTATATATTTCATTTAATCCTCTCCAACCAATTGAAAAATGGTATAATTTTATTGATTTAGATGTTTATAGAAAGGTATGAGACTTAATGAAATCAGCTTATTGGCTCGGTAATAAAATTAAGTTAAGAGCACCTTCAAAAGAAGACATACATATATTTGATACTTTGGATCATGACATATTAAAGAATTTGAATTCAATTTCTTTTCCTCGAACCAGAATACAAATTCAAGAATGGATTGATACTATATCAAAAACTCCTTCAAATGAAAGTGATGATTTTTATTTTATTGCTGAAGATGAAAATGAAAATGTAATCGGCACGATTGAAACATTTGATTGTGATATTAAAAATGGTACATTTTCTTATGCTCTATCTGTTTTCCCTAGCTATAGAGGGAAAGGGTTTAGTAAAGATATGATTTTAACTGTGTTGAGATACTATTTCTTTGAACTTAGATATCAAAAGGCAACCATTTGCGTTTACTCGTTTAACAATGAATCTATAACTCTTCACAAAAATCTTAATTTTGTTGAAGAAGGTAGGTTACGAAATATGATTTATACAAATGATTCATATTTTGATGAAATCTATTTTGGTATGACAAAAGAAGAATTTAAATGCTTTTATCAAGTTCCTACTTAATCTTGTAACCAATTTTGTAATCAACACGAGCAAAATCACCCTTCACCGTTTCAATGATCGTTTTTCCATGTTCCGGTGCCTCAGCTTCATAAGCTGCACCGTTTACGCCATCTAAAACGATGACAGTTACTTTTCCACGCTGAATTTTACTTTTAACTGAAAAATCTTGATTGATGTCTAACTCTATTGGACGGTTCACCTGCATCGCTCCCTGTGCTATGATAGAAGTGCCCATATTGTGTACCATAGCCGGAGCGATCGCTTCGGTTTTTTTATTGGTTAATTTCAATGATGTCGCTCTCTGCTTTTTTCTTGATTCCAAGAACGACACAACCTGATTTCTGCATATAATCTGTGACGTACGTGATCAAAACATCAACCGATTGCCCAGTAAAAATGCCGTCTTCCCATTCATGCAGACACAAGCTGTCTCCTTCTCGAAATCCTCTGTCATTTTTTCTGATTTCAAAGTTCTTTCGTCCATCTTCAACAGCTTTAAAATATGGTGGCAAAATTTTAAGATGATGCGTCACACTCATTTTTTAAAACTCCTTCCGCATTTCGGACAAAAAGGTCCATTATATTTTTCCGTGGCTAAGTTATACCAATAACCCCTTTTTACCGACGTAATCGATTTACATTTAAAACAGAAAAAATGCTTGTATGTGATAATCCGTTTGATTTTCTTCAGCATGTTACTTTCCACCTTTCAAAGCCGGTAGGCTGCTGATATTTAAGGAACATAGAGGAGGCGGCTTGTCCCCCTCTATGCAGCGATTGATCATGCAGCACCGTGTTCCTTATCTTCCTGGTCATCCTGATTGTGGTTTGCATCAGGAGAATCTTCTGCTGCAGGCACATCGTTTTCTTGCTTGAACAGCGGCTCCGCTTCTGCGTCCTGGTCTTGCTTCCAGTCCCACCATGTATCAGCAAGCGGCGCAACTTTCGCGAAATATTGATCCATTAGATCAACAATTTTGCCCGAAGAGATGTCAAGCTCAGACGCCAATTTGCTATAGGATTCACCTTCAACTTTGCGCTTTACGAAGTTAGGGAAGTCGCTCGGAAACTCCTCAAAATTAGGCGCCATTCCGCTGGTGATAAACTCCTCTATAATTGCCCGTTCGATCTGTCGTTTTTCTTTTTTGGTTGGAATGTTTTCTTTAGGCAGTCCAAGCTCAGCCTCAAGTTGTTCGGGCTGCGGCTCAACCTCTGATACTACTCCATGCTGATCAACCTTATAGCTGGTTGTGGGTTTGTTCGTGTTAGGATTGATTTCAACGTTATAATTGACCAGTGTTGATTCCAGTTGAGATTCCACTTTTTGATCAATCATTTCAGAGAGGTGTTGAATCTTCCCGTCTAAATCCGCACTATTGACCTCCAAGGTAATTTCCGTTAAGCCCTTCGGTTTCATATTCACCTTTTTTACGATTGCTTTGAAATCAATGAAAGACATAATTGTTCCTCCTCCTGGGATAGTGGGGTGACTTTAATTTCAATTCTTGGTTTCTCGCTATAAAATTTACTGACATACAAATCTACAATTTGGCTGTCATCTTGCCATAGCACTTTGTTAAGACCGTCCTTGATACCCTTGATATAGTTATCAACGTCCGGCTTTTTGCTGGGCCTGAGCTCTCCTCTTTCAGCTGCAGCGGCCTTTTTCTTGCTAAAACTCTTAAGAGTCGATTTATAGACCTTTACTTCTAACTCCAACGGCCCTTTGAATAGACTAAGAGGGCGATGATCAGAAGCGGCCAATTTCACATACTGCTTGAAATCTCTTGATTTCTTAGGGTCATACATCCGCACCATTCCATTAATAGTCGTCGCACGCGGACGACCTTGCGCAACTGGCTCTCCGTAAATCGTGAATTCAATCATTTCTGTGGCTCTCCTATTCTGATAAATAATGTGAGTGGCAGAAAGGTCAATCTGACCAATCTCATTCCGTTGACTAAATGAATTTCAAAGCCGATGTTCCAATTCAGAAGCACGATGGCAAGGAAAAACCTCGGCATTATCTCATGACCTCCCGGCGTCGCTCTGCCAACTCGTCAAACCATTTTTTATCTCCCAAATCCAAGGCAAGATCAATGAGCACTTGAAAATCTTTGTCTCTCAGTCGTTCATCGAGTTTCGTTACAGAATGAATAGAAACACGCGATAGAGTGCCAGAAGGGATCTGGACTAAAAGAACATCTTGTGCTTTGTCCACCACAAATGCATTTCCTTTGTATTTTCGTGTACTTATATAAACCCAATCGCCAATTTTAATCAATAACCTCTACCTCCCGTCATCAGATAGCCAGCTATGAATCTTTGATTCTTCTCTTCTGGCGTGAATGATAATAAATGCTAAACAACGTAGTGATTGAAACACTCTCATCAATCTCCCGCCTCGCATGACATTTTACGGCCAAAATTACATTTCACTTTTATGTGAAGCCGCTCAAGCTCGGCAAGCGGTAACTCATAGAGCTGACGGCCATCATCTGATTCATATTGACCATATCTGATAAGCTCATGAATCAAATAATCCTGCCGCTCACTGGCGGCGGTCATCGTTGATTTTTCAATCAAAAACAATTTCTCCCTTCTTATCCAACCAAACTGGCATCCATCTGCCTGGCAAGGTTTATGAATCTTCCGTACTCCTTGATAAAGCTGGCCTGTATCATGCCTGTTGGACCGTTTCGCTGCTTGGCAAGATCAATTTCAATAATGTTTTTCAGTTCAGAATTTTTGTTGTAGTAATCATCGCGGTAAAGAAACATGACGACATCAGCATCCTGTTCAATGCTTCCAGATTCCCTTAAATCGGACATCATCGGCCGCTTATCTTGCCGCTGCTCTACCGCCCTGGATAACTGAGAAAGAAGGATGATAGGGATCTTGAATGCCCGGGCCATTTCCTTCAAGTCTGCTGTAATGCTCCCGACTTCTAAGTCCCTTCTTTCATATTTTCCAATCGCCCTAATGAGCTGCAGATAGTCGATGATGACCAAATGCTTTTTGTTATCCGGATTTTCCTTTTTCGTCTTTCGAATTTTTGAACGTATATCTGCCAGTGTTTGAGCAGGTTGATCGTGAATGTTGATATTCCATTTTTCATATTCTCCAATGGCTTTAGTTGCATTCTCATAATCGCGGTCACTAAAGAACTTTCGTGGGTTCTTCCACTTCGATCCCTCGATGTTCCCCAGATTGCTGAGTAGGCGGTGAGTCAATTGCTTGTCCGGCATTTCAAGTGAAAATATGTCGGTCACTCCGCCTTTCTCACAATTTGATTTTCCCATGTGTAATGCAAAAGCGGTTTTTCCCATCGATGGGCGGGCGGCTAACACAATTAAATCGTCATTCTGCCAGCCGCCTGTCATAGCGTTCAAATCGATTAATCCAGTGTTGATGCCCGTGATGTCCTCCTTCTCCTCGTGCATGTCATTGTAAATCTCCATGAGGACATCCTGTTTCGTTCGAGTTTTTTCAATGCCGATTTCCTGAAGTTCCATTGCTCGTTTGTACAACTCCGTGATTCCGTCGTCTGTCGGAGTGTTTGCGAACTCAATCGCGGTCTTCTTCATTTCTCGTAATCTATAAGCATCGTAAATCAATGTCTGATAACCCAAGAAATTGGCGGTGCTGGCCACTGCGCTGCCTAAGTCCGTTAAATATTGAAGGCCGCCTACTTGCTCAACGGAATCGCCTAATTTTGTAACCGTGGTGACCATATCAACGGACTTGCCGAGCTTTTCAACCTGACGCATGGCCTTAAAAATGACTTGATGTCTCGTTTCAGAAAAATGCTCGGGCTGCAGAGACAATTCTTTAATCAGGTCACTTTCTACGAGAATGCAGCCGAGCAAAGCCTGTTCAGCCTCAACGTTTTGGAGAATATTTTGCATGGCGTTTCCACTCTTTCTGTTTTGCTAAAAATTCGTTTTTCTCTGGCTGTCTGACTTTAATCTCAGCAATAGATGGTGGAAATCGGTTATTTAAAATGTGCTCGTCCACTTTCGCGAGAACCGGTTCATATGGCAATTTGCTAAGATGATCAATCCAGAGTTCAATTCGCTTTTTACCAACATCGCCAGTTAAATCGAATGTTGTATAAGCAGCAGCTATTCTTTGCAGGATTTCCATTGCCTGGTTCACTTTCATGTCTATCCCCCATCGGAATACCGCGCTCTCTGGCGTATTCGGCCAAAGCATCAAAACTGTTCTTGATTTTCTTATTCGGGAACTCTTTGACATTCGATTGCTGTCGCTGAAGCTTGGCCCATCGATCAAGAATGCCTTTTTCACAGTAAGCAAAAGATTTGATGGTATCGGCACGATGTTTCGGCTTGTATTCGTCGAATATTTCATCAATCCATTTCAGGATGTTCTCCAAAGGAATTTGGTCTTTAAGAAGTCTGTTGATTGACTGCGAATCCATAGGCGATAAATACAAGCTGCCTTTCCGCTGCAGAAATTTGTTTTCAATTTGTTGAAAAGCTGAGAGTTTCTCTTCCTCTTCTTCTCTTCTTAAATTCTTTAATTCTTGTTTTTGTTCCGCGATCGTTCCGTGATCGTTCTGCGGTCGTTTCGCTAAAGGTTCATTATCCGTTTCGTGAAACGATTCATCTGTAAGGCTAAACCCTTGATACAATTGATATTTAACGATGGTAAACAGCGTTCCGCTATCCGTTTCGCTAACGGTGATCATTCCATTTTTCACGAGTTTTTTCACAGAACGTAAAATGGTGCTTTTTGAGACTTTTTTAAACGCCCGTCCTTCTTTAAATTCAAGGTCGTCACATAATTTTGAATAGGATCTTATGTACTGACCTTTTTTTAGCTCTATACCGTTAATTTTTATTCCGTCCTGATGACTTGCCTTTAGCAGAAGTAAGGTGAACAGCCGAAATGTCGTTACATCACTCCATATTTCATGATCAACTATCTTCCGGTGTAGCTTAATCCATCCCTGCACGTCAATCTCCTCCTTTCCGTTTACAAAGAGCTGTCATGCCGCTGATGCGGACTAAATATAAATTAGGCTCACTAGCCCTTAAGTATCCCTCAACATAGGTGCGGAACAATTCAGCCCGGTTAGAAGCCCCTTCTGTCATCCACTTGTAACAGAAGGGAATTGCCACCTTAATCATCGAATGGGAACTCATCCTGCTTGATGTTTATGGGCTCGCCATTGAATGGATCAGCGTCGTCCTGCACGCTTGGTTTTACTTCTTGATTTTCTTCTTTTGTCTGTTCGGGTTCAGGGGCATTGATAACCGGGACATCTGAACTCCCGTGAACTAATTCATCATCATAGACTGACTGTGCTTCTGCTGTTATATCCTTACGAACTGTCTCATCCTGAGAAACTTGTTGCTGAATTTCTATGCTTATCGGAAGGTACTTCCACATACGACGAATGACAGTTTTCTTTGCCATTTCTTCATAGTCAGTTTTCCATGGGCCGTTATCCTTCGATTTACTCCGTTTACGCACGTTTTCAACATCTTGCTTGCTGAATACTTCGAATTGATAACCGCCGTCTTTAAAGTGGGCAACTGCATAAACATGCGTCATAGCCCCTCTGTTACCTGTCGCGGGTTTATGGATTAGCTTGGGATGCAATCCCAATTCATAGACAAAATCATCGGCTTCATGGACAGTATGAGCATATATGCTTTGTATATGTCCTGATCGCCTTGCAAGATCAATCATGCCTTTATAACCAATGATGAACTGAACCTCTTTTACCCATTGATCTGGCGCTCCATTTTGACCTTTAATTTTTCTATTGAATGGTACAAGGTAACAGTGTCCTACTATTCCGGGTTCGAGTCCTAACTGGGCAGACTGCATAACTGCACCAAGTAATGAAGCTGGTGAACACTCTTGCAATGCTGGATTGTTCCTAATCGTTGTCAAAACAATTCTTGTTATTCGCTCTGGTGTAATGTGTTTCGGCAAAGCTTTTTGAAGCTCTGGCTGCAGTTTCTTAAGATAACCTGCAATAGTTTTAGGTTCTTCCTCTGACTGTGTTTGAACAGCATTAACTTTATTTGCTAACTGATTACGAATATCTGCGTTTTTAGCCATTTTCTTTAAGCTCCTTTACGCTGAATCTTCTATGAGTTGAAGGTTTAGTGAATTTTTCAAAGAGTTCAGGGTGTTCAGCAGCGAATGCTTTTTTATCAAAACGGATAGCCGTGACAGTTTTCCAGATGACTCGGACATTGCTGGCATTGCCCGTCTCATACTCTCCAAGCATCCCCTTTAATTGGTTTTCTGCCTCTTTCAGCTGTTCTTTTGCTTTTTTCTCTTCGGCCTTGGCCTCTTTATAGCGCTCAATCAGTCCATTCGCCGCAAGAGGCAGTTCTTTTTCATCCTCAAGACCAACGGGGTACATATGAGTTAAAAGCTCTGCGGAAGCCTCAGAACCATCAAACATAGGCGGAATCTCATTCAGGACATGATTTTCCCAAAATTCCTTTTCAACCTGAATAAGGTATTTGATAAGCTCTTCGTCCCGTTCTACCTTCTTATAAACGAATTTGTTTCCGCCGATTAAAACAGCAATCCACCAAGCTTTAAAACCTGTCACCGCCATATAATGCTGGCATTGGACCAGGTAAGCGTCCGGAACTTCCTCACCATCCCACTCGTTCTTGAGGTATTCTGACGCCGTTTTACATTCTAGACCCACTTGTTCACCAACAATGAGCCTGTCAACATTGGCAAGCATAAAAGGATAATCAGGATGCTGCAGAATGGCCTTGCGACGGCGTACCTTTTTACCCGTCCGCTTTGAAAACTCCCTGGCAACCGTCTCCTCGAGAATATTGCCCCAATATGCTGCCTCGCCTGATGAATCCTCTTTCGGAGCCTGCCCAACCTTATCCAGATAGACAGACATTGGTGTTTTCCACTTACTCAGCCCGGCAATGGGCGCGGCGTCAGATCCACCGATACCCGCTCGCCGCGCTTCAAGCCATTGTTCCTCTGTCATGTTCTCTGTTGGCATGTAAACCTGTGCCAGCATCAAACACCCACCCTTCCACGGAAGCTATTCAATTGAAGGTAACGTTCAAACTGTTCCTTTGTATCGAATTGAAAAGCAGGCTTACGGTCTTTCACAGTGATTACACCCTTTACTTCTGATAAACGCCATTGATCAAATCGATCTGAACTAAAACTAATGATTCTATATGGTTTTGCCATGTATTGAAACCTCCTTGTTTTTCACGAGGCATTTTGATAAACTATCATCATAAATCGTGTGTATTGTGAAAGAGCCCTCATCAGCCCTTTCACCACCCACTTGTACAGAGTGGGCTTTTTTTATTTGCCCGTATAAAATTCAAATTCAAGCTCCTCTTTTAAATAGCGCGGCAGGTTATCGATAAAAATGATTTCGCCTTGATTTTTATCAAAGACATAATCATCATGAGCCAGCGATACCTCTTCACCATAGAAATCCCTGACTTTCTCATCCTCTTTAGAACACGCGGGATAGCCTTTCCGCTCAATTTGAGTGATGATTGGATGATCCATTCGTCTCCCTCCTCACAATTTGTGTTTACTTAACGCTTCTGAAAGTTCGAGAGCAATCTGTCCCAATGCCTCTTGAAGAACATCCTCGCCCACCTCATCTGAAAACAACTCAGCTCTAGTCTTTGCCGCACAGATAGCCATCCGAAGTTCCCCAACAATTTTCGTGGCATGAACCAATTCCTCTACAGAATCAAATGTTGCACCCATAATTTCACCTTCTTTCTGATGCTTAGAGCGCATCGTCATAGCCAGGGACGGAAAATGGAGGGTACTTGGATACGTCCCCAGCCATGACGACAAGCACAAGCTGGCTTGCCGATTTTTAGATAAAGTTTTATAATGAATTCACAACGTCTTTGGTTGAAGCAGTGAGCGTGCCGGCTTGCTGCTTTTTCATTTGTAATGCCCTTCTGATATCCGCTTCTACAAGAAAAAGAAGAGCTGGATTTTCTCTCATTCTCTTACAGTCTTCACGAACCTCTGAGCCTTTCTTTAACTGGCTGACAGTAAAAACAAAGTTCATTTAAAACATCCTTTCCAATTTTTCGATTAGTTCTGAAGGAGATTGAGACTGTTCCATAATCTTCATAGCATCTGAAAATGTCCGCTTGTTTTCTCTTAATCTCTTAAGCTCGTTATGGGATTTTTGAATATCCCCAATAAAACGTTCCGCTTTTTTGAATCCCCTTCATGTACAGCTTTAACGAGCATTTTTGATAATTCTTCGATACAAATTACTTCAGCAACCATTCTTTTCAAATCTGACCTAAAAAGTTGATTAGCTGTCATTTCGTAATCAATCCTCGGGTTAAAAGCTTAAGCTTGTGTTTACTCCACATCTTTAACCAGTTAATCGAATATTCTTTGCAGATCACTGCAACAAATTGAGTAAGTGCAGTTATAACATCAAGACACTCTTGAATTGTTTTTTCGATAGATGTTTTATCTGAAACAGAATCAGGCTTAATCGTGAAAATTTCCATATGCTCTTTTAAAGAATCGATTGCTTCTGTCATTTGAATAGTTGATTGTACAGCAGCTGTCATACGATTAACCTCAGCAGCAGGGCCATCTAATCTAATTGGCCCCCACCCTGAATACTCAGAAGCTGCCTCAATAGCTGACCACGGATCATTATGCTTTTCACTAAAGTACTCGGTCACCTCTGGTTGAACCCGATGCCGGCCGTTTTCTTGATGGGATATAGACTCCCTTGACATAAATAAATCGTCTTCCATCGCCATTCGCTGCTGCGTTAGTTTTGCGTCTTTTCTTGAGGTTTTGGCAGCTTGTGAAGCTCTACCAAATTTCATTACTAATCGCTCCTTTTCTACCCTTGTCATATTTAATTTTTTGATAAGCTATTTATCAGAAAGGATTACTAAACAGCTTTAGATTCAATGAGAACATTTGTTAATTCAGTGTATAACTCAGATACGGGCTTTTTATGTTCCCCCCAAATGCGTATATACTTAATTGCTTTCTCTGGGTCGATGTAAGACAACTGAGCAATTTTTGACGGGATAGCCATTCTCTTTTGAGAAACTCTGGATCAATAGGGAGTCGATTCATTGGATCACCACTTCCTTTGTTCACAATTCGTGAACTTTTTAATCAAAAAAAAGCGCATTTATTTCTACACCTAAGACTCTTGCAATGATGGGAAGCTTTTCAGCACTAAGCTTTTTCTTACCTGCTTCAATTTCACTGATAATAGAAGAATGTTTATATCCCAATTCACCTGCAAGATAAAATTGAGTAAGACCTTTTTCTTTTCTTAGCTCTTTAATGCGTAGTCCTAGGACATTTTTCAACAGTATCACCCCCCGATATTCTCAATATGTGAACTTACACTTTATTATATATTCACGATTTGAGAATGTAAAGTGTTTAATTCTCGAATTGTGAATATTTTTTCTCAAATAGAGAAATAAATAATGTTAAAATATCGATATAACGTTAAAGCGATTATTTGTGGGATTTGCAAACAATATTGGGAAGTGAGAAAAAATATGAACTATGCAGATAGATTAAAGTATTTACGACAAAAAGCTGGATTTACGCAAAAATTTGTTGCTCAAAAAATTGGAGTAAAAAATAATACTTTGTCCAGCTATGAATCAGGGAAACGACAACCTGACTATGAGACCACAAAAAAATTAGCAGACCTTTATGATGTTTCAATTGATTTTCTGCTGACAGGAAAAGAGCATGAAGGCTCAAGCGATGATATGTGGAAAGAACTTTTAAATCCTAAAACTCAAGTGCTCTTTAAAGATCTAAAAGATGCACCAGAAGAAAAAATTGATGAGTTAATCCAGTTCTGGGAGTTCATAAAAAACCGCGATAAAACTAACTAATAATGATATATTACTTTGTTTTGTTCATAGAGCTTTAGAGTGTAAACTTTTTTAAATTTCCGCTCTGAATATAGACAATATCCTTTCGTTGGTTTATTATGTATATCGTTTACATCTTTTACTAAGCCTTTGGGCTTTTCTTTTTATCTTAAATACGAACATATATTCCTTTAGTTTTTAAGGAGGCAACTACAGATGAAAACTATAGTCCCCCATAATACACATCTCGAGGATTGGATTGAGGAATTTTACAAGGAAATGAAAATTTCAAATCCCCATGAATTGGATCTCTTAGATATCTCGCATCGATTAGGATTGAAAGTGGAATTTCTAAACATAGGTAGTCGTTATTATGATGGGATGATCATTCTTGATAACCGACTTTCATCTCAAGAACAGTGGCAAGATTTTGGACATGAGCTTTGTCACGCTTTAAGGCATGAGGGAAACCAATTGACTATGTCTCCACTCTTCGCTCAACTGCAAGAGATGCAAGCTAAAACATTTGCTTATAAATTTTGTATTCCTTCATTTATGCTGATTAACTTAGACTTTTCAAAGCCATACATAGAAACAGCAAAATTAATTGCATCTCATTTTAATGTCACATATGAATTTGCTACGAAAAGAGTTGCTCAAATTAAATCAATACATGTTTTGAAAAATAATAAAAAAAGGGTTGATACGTTTGTTTAATATGATTGAAAGAGTTACGAAGTCAGACTGGTACACACTTATTACATCGATAATTAAACTTTTATCATTAACAACCTTTTTGTTAACTTCGTTTAGTTTGTTTTTTTGGGGAATAGGCTATGCCTTTTTGTATGGCTATTATTTTGGAGGAGAAATTACAGAAACACCTTCGATTTTAGAAATGCTTATAAGAATTGTTCCCTTCAACTTTAATTCTGTAATGATTATAAGCACCTTTGTTATTTGCTCTGTTTTTTGTCTATTTTATATTGGAATACTGGTAAAAGAAAAAAAAATAAAGAATATTATATTGTCTGTTTTAATATTTATTGGCTTACATATCATTTTAACCACTATATTTATTGGTGAACTGAGCGTATTAAACTTAGTGTACTTTTCTGCATTATGGATTATTCCACTGTTCATTATTACCTTAGCATTCTATTTCTATAGAGCAGTTAAATTCTTAAAGGTCTTTTCAATTATTTCAGGGGTATTGACAGGACTTATTCTCGGTGTATTGTTAATTAAATTTATACAGGACGAATCACTGAGTTATTTATTAGGTGTGTTTATATGTTTTTCTTTAGGTATTGCTTATTCATATTTGCCTATTGAGAATATATATTCTAGGTTTATATTGTCTTTTCCATGGTCTCTTATAGCTAGTGGTGTAATTAAAGTGATTTTATCAAATTTTCTCTATGACAATTTTATAATTAGGCTGGCATTTATTATTCTTCTTTCATTTATTTTATGTTTTATATACAGTTTCTATTTGTACCCAAAATTATGGTGGACAAATAATAATTCAAATATTGCTATAAATAACGATCAAAATAATTATAAAATTAAAAAAATGTTCGAATTACTCATAAGCTTTCCAAAACCAATGTCAATTATTATTGTTGTTTTAGTAACAACTGCTTTTCTGTTATTCACACCTATGTTTTCTTATTATTCAGGTAAAGTTATAAGGGTTGCAACTCCACCAAATACATTTAAGTATGAAACAATTGAAACAGGTAGCCTCTCAAGTAAAAAAGTCGAGGGAATTTTGGTCTCTGAACAAAATAATATACTTTATATTTCATCAAAGAATGATTTTAAGTTAATTAGAATCAAAGATGAGAGTTTTAAAACTGAAGAGATAAAATCTAAATAATTTTAACTTAAGAATGGATTTATCATTTTGAAAGGACTGATTCTTGTTGAGAGCAGCAATATACATACGTGTCTCAACTAAACTTCAAGAAGAAAAGTATTCTTTACGAGCACAGACCACTGAATTACGTAGATATGTAGAACAACAAAGATGGCGATTGGTGGATGAATTTCAAGATATCGAATCTGGCGGTAAGCTTCACAAAAAGGGCTTAAATGCCCTTCTCGACATTGTTGAAGAAGGTAAAATTGACGTCGTTGTCTGCATTGATCAAGATCGACTTTCTCGTCTGGATACAATATCATGGGAATATTTAAAATCTACTCTCCGTGAAAACAAAGTGAAAATCGCTGAACCTGGAACTATAGTAGATCTAGGTGATGAAGATCAAGAATTTGTTAGTGACATTAAAAATTTAATTGCCAAGAGAGAAAAGAAAGCTCTTGTAAAAAGAATGATGCGTGGAAAACGCCAAAGAATGCGTGAAGGCAAAGGCTGGGGCCAGGCTCCATATGAATATTATTATGATAAGAAGGAAGAACAATATAAATTAAAAAAAGAATGGGCTTGGGTAATTCCATTCATTGATCGATTATACCTGGAAGAACAACTAGGAATGAGAAGCATCACAGATGAACTTAATAAAATCTCAAAAACGCCTTCCGGTATTATGTGGAATGAGCATTTAGTACATACTAGGCTGACCACAAAAGCATATCATGGAGTTCAAGAAAAAACATTTGCAAATGGTGAAGTGATTGCTGCAGAGAATATCTTTCCCAAGTTAAGAACCAAAGAAACTTGGGAGAAAATTCAGATTGAACGAAATAAAAGAGGAAATCAATATAAAGTTACCAGCAGGAAGAGAAATGATCTCCACCTTTTAAGGAGAACATATTTTGTTTGTGGTGAGTGTGGAAGAAAAATCAGTCTTGCTGCCCACGGAACCAAAGAGGCTCCCCGTTATTATCTAAAGCATGGCCGAAAATTAAGACTAGCTGATGGTTCAGTTTGTGATGTGAGTATAAATACAGTTAGAGTTGAGGGTAATATCATACAAGCAATTAAAGATATTGTCACCAGTAAAGAATTAGCAAAACAATACGTAAATCTTGAAAATGAAAAGGAAGAAATTACTCAACTTGAACAAAACATAAAAAACAATGAACAAATCATCCAGAAGCACACCACCAAAAATGAAAAGCTGATTGATTTATACTTGGATAATCATCTAACTAAAGAGCAATTAAATAAGAAGCAGCATGAAATCAAGAACATAACTGAAAACCTTCAAACACAACTTAAGAGAGATAAAGCGAAGCTTGAAACATTGAAAAGTGATTCTTGGAGTTACGATTTCCTTAGCGAACTTTTCGAATCAATCAATTTTTTTGACAGTGATTTTTCCCCTCTAGAAAGAGCTATGTTGATGGGCAACATCTTTCCGGAAGGAATTGTTTATAGAGACCATATCATATTAAAAGCAAACGTGGGAGGTTTAAACTTTGATGTGAAAGTGTTAGTTAATGAAGATCCTTTCCCCTGGCATTACTCCAAAAGTAATTCAAAACAAAAATAA